GAGCGCACCGCACCCGGCGAGGTGGAAGAACACCCATGCCCCCGCCAGCGGGCTGCCCGTGAACTGGACGAACAGGCCGACGGCGAAGGCGGTGGCGTGGAGGAGGGCGGGGAGCATCAGCACCTGGGCGACGCCCTTGCTCACTACTGGACCGTGTACGGCAGGTTGACGAACACGTTGGTGGTGGTCGCCAGCGTGCCGGTCGAGGAGACGAGCACCGCCTCGCCGGACGGACAACCCTTGGTCAGGGCCGCGCCGCGGGTGATGACGCCGGCCGACGCGAACGGGCCGACGGGGACCTGGTCGACGAGGGTGGCGATTGGGAAGGTGGCGATCAGGTTCCCGCCCGAGCACTTGAGCACGACGGCGGTCGCGCCGGACGCCGTGCCGCTGGCCATGACGGTCAGGCCCGCGCCGACGGTGATCGCGCGGCCGGAGGCGGACGCGAGGACCGGGGTGGTGGCGTTGGCCGAGGCCGTGGTCACGTTCTGGTAGGTGACCTGCTGGAGCGGGTTGCCGGTCAGCGCGGTGCTGAAGGTGGGGCCGCTGAGGTCGAGGACGCTGCCCGCCTGGGTGCGGAGGGTGCCGCCGGACGCGACGGTCTGGCGGCTGCCGTTCAGGTCCTTGTAGATCTTCGCGGTATTGGTCTGGGCGTGGGCCGCTGCAGGGAGCAGGACCGCCGCCAGGAGCAGGGCTTTAAGTAGGTGCTTCATGTTCGTCTCCTTGAGAAATGCGGGGGCAAGTCGCCCTGCCCCCAGAGTGCGAGGGTGCTAGCTGGCCGCCTGGGTGACCGGGGCCATGTCCGGGTTGCCGAGCAGGGCGAGGGCCGCCACGTACACGTCGCCGGTGTTGCCGGCCGGGGTGATCGTGAGGCGGACGTAGCGCTTGTTGCCGACGTAGCCGATCTTGCGGACCTCGTCGTCGTCGCCGAACGCGAAGGAGGCGGTCACCTCGGTGCCGAGCAGGTCGGCGTCGGCCACGGCGGTCCCGCCGCTCAGGGCCGAGTCGTCGCTCTCCTCGACGAGGGCGGTGAAGGTGGCGTTCGCGTCGGCGAGGGAGCCGGTGGCGATCACGAACTCGAGCGTGTCGTAGCCGAGGCGGTCGATGATCTGGGACACGATCGGCGTGTCACCGGAGCCGGCGTTCACGGGGCTGATCGCCCGCTTGACTTGGACGTTGTTGTGAAGATCTCTCATGTGGGAATCCTTTCTGGGTAAGTGAAGCGGCTCACCCCGGTGGACCGGGATGAGCCGTGGGAGTTGGCTGAGTCAGTCGGGTGGCCTAGCTGGCCGCGACTTTACCCAGTTTGATCGCTTCGTGGTTGACGACCGCACCGCCGACGCGCTTCGTGGTGTAGAAGATCACGAACGGCTTGCTGGTGTACGGGTCACGCAGCACGCGGATGCCGATGCGGTCCACGATCTGGTAGGCGGCCTTGATGTCGCCGTACGCCATGGAGAGGGCGTTCGCGGCGATGGCGGGCATGTCGTTGGCGAAGTACGCGGTCTGGCCCATCAGGGTCGGGCGGAGGCCGGCGTTCTTGTCGTACGTCATGTTGAAGATCGGGCGGCCTTCGCCGTCCTTGATCTTCAGCAGGGCCGCGTTGGTCGCGCGCTTGTAGAGGAACGACGCGTTGGCCTGGTAGGGCTCCTTCAGGGCGTTCTGGAGGTCGACCATGCCGTCGTAGGTGAAGGCGTCCGCCACTCCGGTGACGACCTGCTCGATGTGCTCCTGCGCAATGTCGGTGCCCGCGGTGTAGGACAGGATGCCGCGCGGCTTGCCGACGCCGTTGCCGGAGACGAACGCCGTCGCCTCCTTGCGGGCGAAGATGTCGGCGACCTTGCCGGCCAGCCAGCCCTCGACGTCGATGATGCCGTCGTCGATCATCTTCTGGGTGGCCTTGGGCTTGGCCGCGAGTTCGTGCACGACGATCGACTTCTTGCCGAACTGGGGCGTGGTCTCGGTCGTCGGGGCGGTCGTCTCACCAACCCACTCGCCGTCGGCCTCGCCGTTGTCGAGGACGTACTCGAAGGCGTCGGTGTTGATCGTGACGACGCTGGCGAGCTGGCGGATCGGCGAGGTCTCGAACACCTTGGTCTGGATGATGCCACCGAACTCGGGCATGACGATGTAGCCGCCGTCCGGGTCGCTGCCGACCGAGAGGGCCTTCACCTCCGCCGGGGCGTCGGACGCTTCGAGGAACTCGTGGAAGTCCTGCTGGTTCGACTTCTTCGAGCGGGCGAACTGGTTGAACAGCTTGTTGAGCTGGGCCTTGGCTTCCTTGCCCTTTTCCTCGCTGGTGGCGATCGGCTGGCGGTTGAACGCCGTCTTGACCTCGGTCAGCTCGGTTTCGAGGGCCTTCGTCTGCTCGGCCTGGGTCTTCAGTTGGTCTTCCAGCGCCTTGCGGGCGCCGGCTTCCTTCTGGCTCAGCTCGATGGCGTCGCTGATGGACTTCTCCATCTTTTCGAACTTGCCTTTGGTCTCGCCGTCCAGGTCCTCGAACTTCTTCTTCAGGGGCAGGATGTCGCTCTTGACCGCCTCGAAGGCTTTCATGGCGTTCTCGGCGGATTTGTTAACGTCCTCTAGGGTGATTGGTTCGGGCATAAATGATCCTATAACTTGATTTGGTTGAACATGTTGGTGATGGTGTGAAGTGCCTCTAGCTCCTCCGCATCAGCGTCTCGCTGTTTCGGGATTGCCCGGTAGCCTTCGGAGATGATGGTTTTCGCCTCCTTGCGGCTGTAGCCTGCGTCTCGCAGGAATTCTTCGAAGTCGCGCTCGTTGGTTGGCGCGGTCTTCACGTCGGTGACGGTGGCCTTCTCGTTCATGGGGAAGGTCACCAGCGAGGTCTCGAACAGGTCGATGTCGACGAGCTTGCGCACGCCCTTCGCCGAGTCGATCTCGTACTTTTTGGTGCTGTAGCCGATGGACAGGCCCTTCACGGCGCCCGCCTTGGCCAGCTTGTAGGCGTCCAGCCCGAGGGTGGTGTCGACGATCGTGCCCTTGACGCGGAGCCCCTTCTGCGTCTCCTCGAATTCCGTCCACACGCCGATCGGCTGAGCGGTGTCGTGTTGCCAGAGCATCGGGAGCGTCTTGATCGCCTTCAGGGTGCGGGTGAACGCGCCCGGGAGGACGATGTCCTTGCCCGCATCCACGTTGTTGAAGACGGAGGCAAAGCCCTCGATGGTGCGGGCGCCGTCGTCGGCCTCGGTCGCTTTCAGTTCTTCGATGGCGAAGTGCTTGATTTCCATGTGGTGCTACCCGTGGTTGTTGAGTTGAACGATGTGGCCGGTGGCGAGGTCGCCGAGGAAGTGCAGGGTGGCGAGCGGCGTGTCGCCGAGCTTCGCCGTGGTGCGCAGGAGCATCACCAGCCCGTCGTGGTAGAGCGTCTCGCTCGTGAAGGTGACCGTCAGGTCGAGAGATGCGCGCGGGCGGAAGTCGGCGGCGATGACGTTGCCGTGTCGGGATAGGATGCGGGCGGTCAAGCTGCCCCAGCAATTGCCGCTTGAAGCCGTTCGCCTAAAGTCATTGGCTCATTGCAATCAGGCGCGTCCGACGCATCGTAATCGCAAGGCAACAAGCCGAGCTTCTTGGCGTGAGGCGCGAACGATGCAGGCAGGCGCTGGTGGCCAGCCGGACGGTTACAAAAGTAGCACTTCTCGTCGGTCGTGTCAGTCATTCTACCTGCTCCTCGTATGCCAGCGCGCACCGGCAGTTAATGTTCTGAGCCGCACTCGCCGAGCTATCCCCCGGCCGGTCCATCTGCTCTCCGCCGACGACGAACTTTGCGTCCATCGGGATCGGGTCGCTGCCAGCCATCGCGGCGTGCTCCGGCCGTGTGCGGTCGTCCATGGTGGGCAGCCACTCCTTCAGCATCCTTACGCCGAGGGTCCGTTCCGCCTCGCGCACGCTCTCGACACTGCCGAACGTGGCGGCGGCGTGCGTCTCGGTGCGGGCCACAACCGATGCCCGGTAGGGAGTTAGCGAACTGACTGCCCGGATGTTTCGTGCGATCTCTTCGGTGCCGAGGCCGTCGGTCAGGCCGTTCGCAATCGCCCCGATCACGTCGTCGCGATCGGTGTCGGCGATCAGCGTGGCCTTGCGGAGCGCCTCGCGCTGGATCCACTCGGCGGTCAGCGACTCGTAGAGGGTCTGGGCGGTCTTCTTCTCGACCCGGCGGGACTTGATCTGCTTCCGGGCCATGCCGGCGAACACCGGGATGGTGCGGCGGTAGTGGTCCTCGATCTCGGTCCGGACCCGCTTGCGGTGTGCGATGAAGACGTGGGCCGGAGGGTGGCCGTGCTTCGTGTACTCGGTGGCCGCCTTGCGGATCATCGCGTTGCGGGCGCGGCCGTGGGCGGAGCGGAGGTGGACCTCCAGTACCGACATGGCGTGGAGCCAGGCCCGGAGCAGGAGGCGGCGGTCAGTCATCTTCGAAGCGCCACGAGTAGCCTTCGAGAACCTCGCCAGCAGGGGTGCCGAAATGAATCTCCGCGATCTTCACGCCGAGATGGAACACGTCATGGCACTCGCCTCCGAAAGGCAAAGCCTTGGTCAACTTCAGGTCTATCCCTGACAAAATGTCCTGGCCGTCCTTCTGGAAGATGAGCTTCTTCATTCTTCGTCTTCCTCCTGGTCGTCCGCTGCCGGGTCTGGCACCGGGTCTGCCTCGCTGCCCGGCTCCGGCAGGTCAACCGACCCGGCCAGTTCCAGCGGGATGCTCGTGGTCGGGACGAAGATCACGTCACCGCCGTCCACGTCGTCCAAGCCCATGGCGTTACGCTTCTCGTTGATCGTCATGTAGCTGGCGGCGTTGATGCGCTCGGCCTTCTGTTTCCGCAGCGGCTCCAGTGCGGGGATCATCTCCTCGTCGTACCAGAGGAACAGGTCGTCCCCGTACAGCGGAGTCAGCCAGCGGTTGAAGGCGTCGAGGGTCCAGCCGATCTGCGGCAGGACGGTGTCGGTCCAGAAGGAGGTCTTCGCTTCGGACATGTTCGAGTAAGTGTTGTCGCCCGGGATACCGAGCAGCATCGGTGGCACTCCGAAGGCCAGGGCGATGTCGCGGGCGGCGGAGTGCTTCCCCTCCAGGAACTCCATGTCCTTCGGGCTGATGGACATTTCCTTCCAGTCGAGCCCGCCTTCGAGCAACATCGGTCTGCCGGCGTTTGCCGAGCCGGAGAACTGCTCGTCCATCATCTGCTTGACGCGGGTGTACTGCTCTTCGGAGAGCGTCCCCGGCTTGCCGTCGCCCGTCTGGACGACGAGCGCACCGGACGGGCGTGCGCCGTTGGCGATCAGCCCTTTGTTCCACTTCTGCCCGTCGTTGTGGATGTCCACGCCGAGGGCGGCGGCTTCGAGCGGGCTCATCCCGTACCAGGGGCTGAGCGGGTTGAAGCTCTTGAGGTGCAGGACGGCGGACTTGCCGGTGATCTGATCGACGGGGAAGACGGTCGCGGCGCTCGGGTTGGGGCGGTACTCGTACTGCTTCGGGAACAGCCCGACTCCCGGCTCGACCCGGACCTTGCCCGGGTTCAGGAGCTGGAGCTCCATCGGCGGGCTGCTCTTGCGGCACTTCGGGTCGATCCCGTTGCCGAATACGTAGGCGTTGCCCGACAGCTGCTGGTAGCTGGTCAGCGCCCGTCTGAACTCCCGGCCCGACTGAGCGGGGTTCGGGTTCTCCAGCAGGTCGAGCAGCGGGCTGTCCTCGACCCGGGCGAGCTTGCCCTTCCTGCCGCGCTTGTAGAGGTGCAGGTCGACCGACGCGACGGCGGCCGCCTTCATGTTGATGCAGGCGAATGCCACGACGCACTGGGCGTAGCCCTCGGTGGCGAGCTTGTCGTACCCCGCGCCGGTCAGGCCGGCCTTGCCGAGGCCGAGCGAGAAGAAGTACGAGCTGCTTTTGAGAGCCAGCGACGGTGCGGCTTGCTTGGAGCGGAAGGGCCACATCGTTCGCTACAGTCTCCTGATTCTGATTTCGTTGTCGTTCTCGAACA